CATTTCATAGGGTGAATAAACTCTATTACCCTCTTCATCCCTTTGCCATCTGCTTATTGTTTTATTATGGTTGAGAGGTCCTTTTACTATACCTGTTCCAAATAGTGCAGCTTCAAATACAGCAGCACGAAGAACGTTAACAGCATTAGTTTCAAGAAGCTGATCTTGAATTAATTTCTCCATGTTCAACGCAGCTTTTTGGGCTGGAGATATTTGAGGTTCTCCCATATTGGCTGGCCCCTCTACAATAGGGGCGTTACCAAACATGGATCTCAAGCCACCAAGAAAATCTTTTTTATTTAGTGGCATGGCCTCTGTAGCACCGGGAGGCACTTGCCTACCGTCTCCGGCGTAACCAAAAGGACCATCACTCATGGCCTCATCTAACGGTGTTTCTAGATGTGCAAATTCAGCTATTCCCTCTGGTACAGGTGTTGGCTCAACAGATAGCGGAAACTTTTTGTTGGCAAATAATATATCTACTATTTGTCCGTAGGCAGCAAGAACTTTTGTTTTTGTTATTTTTAAAAATACCTTAGATCGTTCTGACTGCTTAAACTGAGTTGTGCTATCGTTGAACGTACCACGAAAGTTTTTATAGGACTGAAGCCAACGACGCTCGTGATTCAACCGTCCTGTTTCTGCAGAACGAAATCTTTCCTGAATTAATCCCGCCAAACCGGGAGCTTTTTCAGCAGCGTCATCAACAACAGATGGTTCGCCGCCAAACTCGTCGTCTTCTAGTTCCATGTCATTCCCTTCAAGGGTTTATATTGTTAATTATTTTCCGCCTTCAGCATAAATACGATTGTCATCAGCCAGTCCGAATAGGCCAGTGTCAGTCGGTTTAGTTTGCTGTTTAGGCATGTCTTCAGTAAGAGTTTCCGTAGCAGCGCGAGTGTCAAACTCAAGACCTTCACGGTAAAGTTTGCTTTCGCCAATGTTAGCGTCAACTGTTTGTTTGTCAGAGTTCATGATATACCCTGCACCAAAATTGTAATTAGACATGTGTTTACTCCTGTTTATGGTTGTTGTAATAAGTTGTTTACTTGTTCGTCTGTGTTATTGAGTTGTTGTTTTGATTGTGGTATTCCAAATACTTTTCTGAGCTCATCAGATCTTTGAACTTCTTGCTTTCCCAGTTCTCGTGCTACTGGGGCAAGACCTAAAGTTGCTGTGTCTACGAGAGATTCTTTTAAAGAAGATTCCTTTTGGCCTATCTGCTCAGTTAAAGCGGCATATTTAGGATCGTCAGGATCTAGCTTACGTCGTTGCTGCATTAAGTCAGTCATTTGAGTGCTTATTTGTGCAGATTCTCTCAATTCAAGAGGAAGAGCTGCGCGACTAAGTGCTTCTTCTGCCACTGTCGCTACTCCAAGTCCAATTCCTTTAAGTGTGGTTTTTGCTGCTTGTTTAAGAGCCTCTAATCTTTCTAATTTTTTATTAATGCGATCGTTCTGTGCATCTGTGTCAAGCTGATCGTCAGATAAGTCTGCGTCTATCGTTTTTTGTATGTCTTGTTGTGTTTTTATTTTTTCACGAAGATTTCGTTTTTCTATTTCAGATTCTACTCTTTTAGTTTCAAGCTCTTCGTCATATTCAAGCTGTTGAAGTTCTAAATCGTGTCGATCTTTAAGAAATTTTTGACCTTCTGGGCTAGAGTAATAAGCAACACTCTTTTTTTGTTTATCTAATAACGCCTCCTCATCCTGAGCTCGTCTAAGGTTTTGACGAGCTACGTTAGCATCAGATTCTGCTTTTAATTCTTCAGGGGTCTTTACTCTTGTGGTTTGACTTCTTTTTCCTGTTTCAGGATCTATGTCAACAGTTCTATCTCCGGAAGTTAACCCAGTAAAATCTTCGTACGCTAAATCTGGATCACCTGCATAACTGCGCCTTAATATGCTCTTGGGCTTTTGCCCCATCATAAATTCAGTTTCAAGATCTCCGATTTTAAATTCGCCTGTTAAGATTTTGGCAAAGGCAGCTCTTGCTACCATTGCACTGGACATACGATTTCCTTTATCATCAATAGGCAATTTTACAAAATGTTCAGCTAAAAGCGTGGGACTTATATGTTTACGAAAAGCGGTGTCAAAAGAACTTTTTTTAACGTTAAATAGATATTTCCCCGGTCTTTCATATGAGCGAACAATAAGTTGACCTAGAGTAGAATCAGTAGAAACAGTAATATCAGGTCTTCTTTTTTTGCCTTCAAAGACTCCTCTTATCGTTATTCTATCATCTCGTATTATAACATTGTCTTTGGTTATTTGATTTACGTGAGGTCTTTCATCAGTTCCTGTTGTTATATGTGATGGTCTAACTCCGGTAATACGACTAAAGTTTAGAGCATCTACCATTTCTGGATCTACATTTTTTAGATTAGTATCATATATTTCTTGCATTTCAACTTGCGTTATTAAACCCTGCATGGGTCTTTCACCACGTGATTGAAATTTTTTAACCTTTACATCTTCTCTAGCTACTTCCTCTAAATCTTGATAAAGAGGCTCATTGAACTCATTAGTAGTTGTGACCCCTCTTCTTCGGAAAGTCGAGGTCATTTCATTCAATATTTGAAGAGACGTAAGTCTACCTTTTTTATCCGGGCTGGCATCTTTACTAAATTTTGCAACAAACTCTTCTTTTGAAAGTTCTGAAAAAGGAAGATCTGGATCAATCTCCATGTTTTTAAAACCGGAGTTTAACAGCGTCTGCAATTTTTCTTTTTTATTTTTTGATAAACCCGGAGAGGCTTTTAGGTGCTCTGTCACTTCTCTTATAGTAACAGTTCCCTCTCTAGCTTTTTTTAATATTTCGTCTAGCGTCATATTCTAATACCCAAACGTCGAGTCCATTGGCTCGTAAACTTTGTCTTTGATGCCTCGTAACTGTTGTGTTATCGTCGTATATCCAGATGTTCTTGTCATCACCATGTATCTCAATGCATCATATGCGTGGTCCTCTGCCTTTGTATCAACGTCTTCGCTGTTTGTTTTTGACAGAGGTATACCTGCTAATTGTTTTACTATATTTTGACAGGTAGAAAATATTCTCATGCGAGGCTCTTCTGTAAACGGATCGTTAGATAGTCTACGATGAACTTCCATTTTACCTGCTAGTCTGTTACGATCTGACGGAGCCCATCTTACTCCAGCTCGTATCATCGTCTCTGCGATTGATGGTCCAAGTCCTGTTCTGTTCCAACACGATGCGTCAAGAACACTGTAGTAAGGAAGAGGGTCATCCGCCTCTAGTTCCATAATACGACGGGCTAAATCCTCTCCGGTCATTCCCTTGCCATACAGCTCACGATACACCCAGATATTGTTATCCCAATCTATCGCTCCCCACAAAACACAAGACGGTGAACTATAACCATAGTCAGCAGCCCTAATGCGAGGCCAGTTAGTTGGCATCTCAAACGGATCAACCACATGTCTGTGTTTAGCAAATTCTGGGAACGCTGCACCCTCTGCAACGTCCCAATCCCCGTCAAGAAGGCGTTTACGCTCTACCTCTGGTAGGGAGCGAAGCATCGCCTCATACTGACCGTCTTGTAAAAGATATGGATTATCTGTTAGACGGGCGGGGATAAATTTTCTGTAGAACAAAGGCTCTCCTGCTTTTTCATGATCATCAGGCCATACAAGAGGTTTACCCGTGTCCATGTCTGTCGCTGGAAACGCTTTGTTAGGTTCATTGGGGTCAATGTACATCTTTTTGACCCACCAGCCACCAACACCACCGGGGTTGGCTGTGCAACGCATTGACAAGTTACTCATTAGTTCTGAGTCAGTCGTACGAAGACGAGAGCGAAGATAGTCCCACACATAAGATGACGGATACTGTGTTATCTCGTCTATGCCTATCCAAGCAAAGGCTTGTCCCTGAAACCTTGTAACGTCTTTGTCTTTTTCTAGATATGTAAACCAGAGAGTTGCCCCAGAGGGGAAGTTCCATGTTGATTTTGATTCACGAAACACTGCACCGGGGAACGCCTTTGGATACAGTTGCTTTGACTTGTCTATAAGTTCTGTAAGCTCGTCTAATGTGCGGCGGAGCAGAAGGCCGCGAAAATTAGTATTATGACAATAACGTAAAGGATCAGCAAGAAGCGCGAATGACTTCCCACCCCCAGCCGCGCCTCCATAGAGGACATCTTGCTCTGGAGCCGAGAGGAAATCGAACTGAGGACCGTCGTTAGGCTTAAATACAACTTCAGAATCCTCGACGAGATCTCGAACTGATTTAGGTAAGCTGCCAATTTTTCCTTGATCGACAACACGTGATTTTTTACCGTTGATAGCATTTTCGACATTTGCTGCTGCTTTCTTCTGTTCACGGACAACTTGACGATATCGTTT